TCACGATACTCAGGACAATGATTTAGCTACTGGTATCAATCAGTGCTTGAACAAAGATGGCTCTAACTCAATGACGGGCAATCTTAATTTGAACAATAACATTCCTACTAACATTGGAGCTGGTACTGCTGCTGCTCCTGCCATATGTGCTGGTGGTGATGTTAACACTGGTATCTTTTCTCCTGCTGCTGACAACTGGGCGGTAGCTACTAATGGTAGCGAGAGAATAAGAGTTGATAGCACTGGTAAAGTAGGAATTGGAGGAATTACTACTCCAGTCGTTTTTATTGAAGCAGGTAGAGACGCAAACGATTCTTTAACAAGATTCCGCCTTTATAATAGCAATGCAGGGTCGTCTGCTATAAGTCAAGTTGAGTTAGGAAATGATACAAATGCTGCCGCAAGTGCGATCCGAGTAAACTCTAGTACAAATACAGGGACCGCTGGAGCCAATGGATTATCTATAATTAACGGATTAAATGCAGCTCTCACATTAGGCACCAATGGTCTTGAGCGGATGCGGATTAACAATCTTGGATCGGTAACGTTTGGTACTACCAACGAACTTCCCGGTTCTAATAATGTAGCAGGTGCGGCGTTTTATCGTGGCGAAGGGCTCTTGCAACTGTCGCGAGCAACACAACCTGCCTTTGCAGTTAATAGAATTACCAATGACGGCGATCTTGCTATTTTCCAGCAGGATGGAATCACGGAGGGTTCTATTTCCGTCAGTGGTAGCACTGTTGCATATAATGGTGCTCATTTAAGTCGCTGGTCTCAACTTCCAACTGGTGTGGAGCGAAGTGACATTTTGCGGGGTACTGTGTTGTCTAACATTGACGAAATGTGCGAATGGGGCACAGAACTAAACGAACAACTTAATCGAATGAAGGTAAGCGATGTTGAAGGCGATGCTAATGTTGCTGGTGTATTTCAATCTTGGGATGATGACGATAAAACATACATAAATGATTTTTATTGTGCAATGACAGGTGATTTTATTATCCGCATTAGTGCTGGCGTTACCGTGGAGCGTGGCGATCTGCTTATGTCCGCTGGTGATGGCACTGCTAAACCTCAAGACGATGATATAATCCGCAGTAAAACAATAGCCAAGGTTACTAGCTTCAACGTGACTTGCACCTATGATGACGGTAGTTATTGCGTACCTTGTGTGTTAATGGCGTGTTAAATTAAAGGCAGCATGAAGCAGCTTCGTCTTGTCAGAGTAACAGAGCATAACGGCGCTACTATGGGCGTGCTTTGTATTGACGGGGCTCCTGAGTTTGTAACGCTAGAAGACGCCTGGCGAGACAATGAACGCATGGTTAGCTGCATACCCGTTGGGCGGTATAAAATTATGCCAAGGAATAGCCCTAAGTTTGGAAAGACTTGGCAGGTGATGGACGTGCCTGAACGTGATCATATTTTGTTTCACGCTGGCAATACGCATAAGGATACTAACGGCTGTATCTTGTTGGGTATGCAGTTTAGCAAGATAGACAGTGAGCCGGCTATATTGGCATCACGGTCTGCGTTCTTGCAGTTTATGGGCAAGCTATCAGGTTGTTTAGAAGCTGAACTAATTGTCATTGATGCTTACGGTGGTGGGAGGGTGCATTGATGAGCGAAGATTTTTTGCAGGTAAAGTATTGGTTTGACCTCATGGTGAAAGCCATCATCGGTGTGGTTGTGTCTATTGTCGGCATGGATTACCGCAGTGTAAAGAACTCACTTAAAGAGCTTGAGCAGAAGAAGTATGAGTTAGTTATGCAAGCAGAAGTGACTCACATTGAGTTAGTAGCGGTTAAGGATAGGTTAGATCGAATAGAGAAGAAGTTAGATCGAGCATTGGAGAAATGAGGTGGCTGATAGCATTACTAGCGTTTATTGGTAGTGCTCAGGCTCAGGCACCTAGTTATCTTGGTTTGTGTCACCCTAAGTTTAGCTGTGATGACGCTATAAAGTCCTACAATGGCCAGGAAACGATTGTAGCGGGTTGGTTAGAGAATACCTTCGGTAGCGATTGCAAGTGCGCTGACAGGCTATTACAGGACACTAGACCAAAGGTAGTACGGGTCCATATAGCCAATTCACCTTGCATGAGAAACAAGCGATGCGGGAAGTATGAGATTCTCTACGGGCAAACAGCGGCATCGGCTAGCAGGGAGTTTATACGAGGTAGAGGGCAGTCAGTTGCCAGGTTTAAAAGGGTGCTAGGTAGGTTAAAGGTAAGGTTAAGTAAGGCTGTAGGTCCGATGACGTGTTATGTAGCGCCTTGTTTGGAGTGTGACCTAAATGGACGAGCAAGAAGAGTTATGGGTGCTCTTGTATCTAGTGCTTTGCCTGGGTGTAACATTGTGGATAATCCTTACCGCCAATCGTGTTTATCTGGAACCACCTGTGAGAAGCATGGAACAAATCCTAGACTCTCTACCCCTTGTATAGTTGATTTAGACGGCATAGACGGCTCTACAATTAACGTAAAGAAGTGGGTTGATAAGTATAGACACTGCGACCTAACCTATTACTGGGAGCCGTGGATGAACTGCATACGGGGTAAGTTCATAGATCCAAGAAGTAGAAACTGTAAGTACGATAGTAGTTTGTTTGAGTATACCAGAGGAATTATATGCCAATACTTTTATCCATTGTCCGACACTTGCTCACCTTAGCCGCTGGTGGATTGCTTACCATTGGCGTGACTGAGGAAGCCGCACAGGGTCTAGCTAAAGCTGCTGAGCCTGTAGTTGCTGGCGCTGTTGTCTACGGCGTTAGTCAGGTTTGGTCGATTGTTGACAAGAAAAAGAAGCGTTAATAGAAACCTTTGTAGCGGCGTGAGCGGTTGATTGCTTGTTCTGGAAACTCAGAGTTAATCAATCGTTCTAGTCGCTTCCTTACTTTCTCTGCGCCTGCCGGAAAGTTAAGAAAGTTCTCGCAGATATACTCTAGGTTGTAAGGTTTGGATTTTAGCTCATAGAAAAACCAGTCTAGCCCGATGTTATGGCACTTCTGTGAGTCAGAGGTAGGGCAAGCGTAGTCTAGTAAAGCTCGCTCTATTACAGCCAGCCAGAGTAATTGTTCTGGCGTAGCTTTATGATCAAACGGTTCCGTTTCGTTTATCTTCTGTTTTTCTTGCATCTTGCAGTTTCAACCAATCTTCTAAGTACATTGTGACTAGCCAGGGGCGCTGTTTTTTTCGATGCACTACAACTGGTGTTCGGTCCCCGCAATCTCTAGTTGCTTGGTCCATGGCTTTGTCTATGTTTAGAGCTTCTACCATCTTACACTCAAGATGGAACTGACTAAGCTCATGGCACTCTACGTCTGAGTTGCCAGCCTTACCGCAAAACTGCTGTGTGCGGTGTGCTTGATAGCCGTACTCTTTTAGGCGATTGGCTAGCTCACGTTCAGCTCTGGCGCCTTTGGCTCGTGAGTTTACCACAATGCCTCCTGTAACTTAGTCTTGACAATTATGGACCAAGTACAACAGGGCTACAACTCAATAATAGGTGTTCTCAGTTTCCGCTACTGACCAGCGGTTACAATCCTCTGCTGACCAAGCTGTGTCGAGTGTAGCATAATCTCGTGTTGGTGCTGTTGGATTGTTTCCAATAAAAAAGGCATCCTTGAAGACGAGTCTATTGGTAGGCAGAGCTGCGACTTGTCCGTTATCAAGCAAAACGACATGGGCACATTTGTTTTGATCGGGTTGGAGCAGGAAAGCAGACTCAGACTCAGAATCAGGTAGCCAGTCAATCGTAAACCAGTAAGTGCCCGATACTTTGGTTTTGTCTTTAAGTAGTGCGTCACACTGATAGCCTTTTAGGATGTCAAAGGTGGTGACTACGGGGCGGTAACTGAAACAATCCCATAGCTGAAGAAGTTCCAGAGAGTATTCAGCAGGGTCGCTAGCATCAGTGTCATGCCAAAGCCAATGAAGAGGAATATGGCGAAAGTGAGCGCCTGACTCAAGTAGTACATGAAACTGGATCGCTCTTGCTTTGTAGGATTGTATTGCAAATGCGTAGCCATGTTCGAAACCTTCTTTACCGTTTAAGTTTTTAGCTTCTATCCAGACTTTAAGCGGGGGTATGTCTGCGTTCATTTACTCCTCCTTCGGCGCTTCGGGTAGCGGCATCCAGTGGGTAACACCATGCAATTCCATGTGAAATGAACAACATGGATTGTACATATTCCAATCATTGTCGCTGCTACGATAATATCCAACGCATGATTCTTTTTCTTTACTTAGAATCAATACATCTGAAATGTTTTCCGGCAGCCTATCCTTTACGCTAATCCACTGCGGCGCTGCGGCTTGGTAGCCAGCGATGAAGGCTTCTTCCGCCAACCGCCATTCGTCCATAATCCACATATTATAGCCGTTTGCGCATGGCTGCATTGTGCGCTCTCTTGACCAGTTGTGTGCCAACTCTTTAGGTGTTTTCATAATTCTCTACACTTTACACTCATTTCAAGTTCTGTTGGGTCTAGCAAAGCAGACTGCGGCACAAAATAAGCTGGTCGCTCTCCTGTTCGCCAGTGCTGCGATTGCTTGCCGTCCTTACCGCTGATCCAACCTCTAATCTCGTATGTAGGATACTGACCAACTACAAGCACAAACAAAGCCTCACTGTTATCCTTGTCATGCAAAATTAACGAGCCGTCTAAACGCTTGGTATGCCGCACTTGATAACGTCCCACATCGCCTTCTAGCGTGTTTGGATCATTAGCAAGTGCGTTCCAGTATCTTCCTAACCACTTTGCCACTACTAATTCAGCACCAGCGCCTTCGATATCCATGCCCCACATATCTATTGTCGGTGCACCGTTTGTGTGTTGCCGTTGTCGTTTAACAGCGGCAAGCCTACGAGTGACACCTACAGTAGCAGCGTTAAGCATTTCTACGTTGGATAGTGTTATTGGTATTGGCGTGTGCATGACTACCACGGCAGGTCATCTATTTCTTTGTCTGTAAGCTCGTACGTCGCTGGCTTGCCTACCTGCCCTTGACCGCTTGGCACACCTTCAGCTTTGTGCACTTCAGCACCACCACAGAAATCGACTGCGCCTTGCAGCATGATGATAAGGCTGGCTAGGTCTTCTTTGAACCAGTATTTAGACTCCTTCCACTCGTTTGATACTTTGTCCTTGTAACGCTTGCTGATGCTGATTGAGTAACCACCATTACGGGTCTCCCACACTGCTACGCTAACGCCTTTTTCTTTAAAGTCTTTTACTGGCTTATTCATACTTTTCCTTAGTTTGTTTGTTACGTTTTCCAATACTGTTCCCAGTTTCACCATGTCCCTGGACACTCGGTGACTTCCTCTGGTACTATGCTGATAAGCATATTTCATATATGCCTCCTAGTTACGCCCGTCAGAGTTCACTTAAACGGAGTCTGGCGGGTTTTTTATTTCCTCAACTATCTGCTTTGCCCAACGCAAGCCATCGGCTTGACCTAGTTCAAACACTGACAAGTGTTCGTCTGTATCAAACTGAGCAAGAACTGCGTCAAGTGCCGCTAGAATCTCAATCATGCTTTTTGCGGTAGAAGTTGATGACATCTTCAATCACATCCATAAAAAACTGACCTGTTGACGTTGATATTTCCTGCAAATAATTGATCGATTCGACACGATAGTAAGTAGTGTGACGTTTCCACCCGTCTCTTACGTGCTTGGCATCGTCTCGCTTCCAGTCCCGCTTCTTCTTCTTTCGTCTCTTGAGTGAGTGCTCTGTTACCATATACAACTTGCTCCGTTCTTACTTTTAACAACTCTTGCTTATGCTTCGTCTTCACTTGGTGCCTCCACAATGCACTGTGTCATGCGTTCTAAGCGTATCGGTGCTCGCCAGACGTGCTCTCTGACTTCCCTTGCTTCACATTCCCGTAGGTACTGCTCCGCTGCTGCCTGATGTTTTTCAGGTAACTTAGTCACATCGTAGTAGGTAGGCTGTGTGCGCTTCTTAATTTCAGCCGCAATATCCATCGGCTTTAAACCTTCTACTTCTACGCCTTCCTTTTTAAACCCAAGCACCTCGCCCGTTTTAGTGCTCACTACTACCTCA